TCTTCTGTGATCATTGAAGCAAATGGTCCTTGAACAACCTTCATTCCAATTCTATCAACAAAATCACGAAGCCAGTCAATAACGACTTCTTCAGAAGTTGGAGCATCTGTAATCATTCCTCTAAGCAACAAATGTTTGTGTAATGGTTTTTTCATTTTCTTCCCCCTAGTTCATACATAAATGTTTTATTTAACCACATGTAAGCAATAATTGAATATCCAATAATATCCATCAATGTATCAAGCATTGTTTCATCAATAACTGCATTTACATATTTTTCTTTTTTCATTAAATTTTCAACACGAGCAACTTTGTCATGGACTCTGATTACAAGACCGGTAATCCCAAATTTTGCAATATTTTTATGACCGTAATCTCTTTGTTTTTTTATAACAGTATTTAAAATTTCAGAACTGGTAAGCAAATATGTTGCATCAAACTCTTTTGCCATAAGAATAGCATTTGTTGATAACAAAGCCCAACGATTTTTATGCTCTTGAGTCATTACCCCGTCTGAGTCTAAATAAGATTTGGAATCTATATAAGAATCAATGGTTTCTCTTAAATTTTTAATTGAATGTTCAGACAGAGCATTAATATCGGAATATAGTTCTTCTGTTGAATTAAAAGCAGCCATTTCCCAAGTTATTTCTTTATTGATTTTGATTGGTTGTTTTACTATTGTCATTGTTTCTCCTTAAAAAATAGCTGCTTCATTTATTACGAATTCAATTCAGATTCTCTTTGTTCTTTTGGATTTACAATTTCAAACTGACCGCGCTTAACTTTTTTAAAAAATTGTCTATTAGCGTTGTAAAAATTGTAAAAAGTCGGGAGAGAGATACTTACATCAGTTGAAACTTTTGTTGGAGTAACAATCTGTCCTACATTTTTTTCTAAATAACTTACAATGTTATTTTGTTTGACTTTTGTTCTGCTCATAATTTGACCTCCTTCCTTTAGTTTAAAATTAAAATTTTTCCAATAAGTTGCAGCAACCTGCTCTTCTAAATTGTAATGCTTTACAGTCTTAGGTAAACTCCAACCTTTGTAGTATCCATAAATAACAGCACTAGCTGTTCTTTCCGCTGTTGATTCAAGAGGCTTTTTTAAAGTAGCCATCAACTTGGTATAAATCTTTTCTAACTCAAACTCGTTAACTAGAAAATCATTATTTTCGGATATTTGATCATTTTGAACATTGCTCATAAGTATCTCTCTTTCTATTTAAAAATACTTTATCACATTTTAAAGTCAAACAAGGCCTTTTGAGCAAAAAAAATATAGCCAACCCCATACCAAACTTAATCTTGCGAAATAAGCAAAGCCAGGGCTGGCTATATTAAAAATATTATTTTTTAACTTGTTCTTTTGATTTTAAATTTTTATTTGTTTTATGATCTAAAATATGATTATCTAATTTAATTTCTACATGATCTAATTTATCTTCTACTTTAGTCACATCATGATGAACAACTTCTAAAAGTTGCGCTACTATGTTATGATCCTCTTTATTCTCTTTCCTGCTTTTTTGAATTAATGCAACAATAATGGCTCCGACAAAGCCAATAATGGCTACGACAATAGATGATTCCATCATTCAGCCATTAAAAAACTTGCAATGACTTCTGGATTGATATCAAACTCGCCGTTGTCGTTTTCGTAAGCTTTTAGCATTTCAATTAAATTAGCTTTTTTTACTTTCTTTGGATCTTCTGGACCAAAATTAGTCTTAGGTGCTGGGTTCAAAGATGCATCTGTTGGCGATGAGGCCTCTGACGAATTTGAATTACCTCCCAGGCTTGTTACTTGCTTAGAGGTCATAAAAGTTACATCTTTAACAGCTTTGCTTAAAAGATCAATTTGACTTTGATGATAGGCAACAGCTTCAAGAGACTCTTTCATCTGTGTGAAAGCAGCCTTTGACATTTGGTCGCTCTTATCTCTTAGGAATGAATGCTGCCGAATCATTTCTTTAGCATTATCAACCGGAATATTAATATAATTCATAAATTCTCCTTATATCAAAGATATACCTAATAGCATATCACATTAAAATTTCTAACACCCTATTTTTCAAATAGTTCAATAAAGACTCTATTTCGTCTTCTTTTTCATCTTCATCTTCCATCTCGTCTTCGTCTTCCATCTCGTCTTCATCTTCTATTTCGTCTTCTTCAACAATGCCATCGGGGATAATAGCAAATCTGCATTTACCTTCATCTTCTACATTTTGAGCAATAATTTTGCAAACTCCATCGCCTTCATAAAGAACACAATTAGCGCATTTTACCCCAATGTCTTTAACGTCATTTTCGTCTGGGCTGTCATATCCCGCCCAAATGCCGGTTTCGTCTTCATTAAACTTACCATGCATTGTTGCTATAGCAATTAAAGCATCAGCAAGCATCGCTTCTTCTTCTGCTAAGTCCTCAGCAACTTTATTTAAATCATCAATTGATTTAGACACTGTTCTGTAACCTCCTCCTCTTTTTTTATATTCTCTTACAAGCCATGCGTTTGCATAAGCTGAAGGATAAACATCAAATTTTGCTTTTGCTTCAGCTTTTACGCGAGCATACAAAGCCGGGTTAGTTGGTACATTAACCGTTGCTTTCTCAACATCTGTTGAAACATAAATAGGTTTTTTACCTTCTCTTGTTTCAGTAGACTCTGCTCTTCTTTTTCTGTTTACAGCCGAACGAATCTGCTCTGGTGTCATTCTTGCAGCCTGAGCAGCTGGAACGCATTTAGGATATTTTCCACTTTTAGCATCGGCTCTTCCACAGGGCTCAAATCCTCCGCCTTTTTTAGGTCTTGAAATATCAACCCATTTTTCCTTAAACCAGCGATCTAAACTTTTTTCAATGTCATTAAAAATTTCTTGTGGTTTTTTCTTTTTTTTAGGATACCCTTGTTGAGGATTTTTTAACCCTGATCCCATTGATGATGTTGAAACTTCGTTGGCTTTTTCTTCATAGCCATTTAAACGCGCAGCAAGGCCTTGAAGTTGAGCTTTGCTTTTAGCTTCCTTCATTGATTTTTCATTGCCAGCAGTATATGTGTAGCAAGAGCCCTGCTCTCCCCACTTATACCCAGGTTTCCCTTGATTTGAGCATGGTTGAACAGGCATAGTCTTATAATTTTACCACACTATTTGTAAATACTAACAACATCTGCTTGTTCCCATCTTTGAACCGGCATTTGCACATTAGAAAATTCAACATATGCTTGTTCTGAAGAATAATAAATTCTTGCATATGCTTTTTTAGCGCCTTCATCATAAACAGGGCATTCAGCGTATGAGCAGAAATATAAAGCTTTATACTGGAACTTGTCTTCTATCCAATGAATTGCTTGCACAGGGACAAGGGGTTTAAAGCAATAAGGGCAAATTTTTTCTGGGTAACAAAAATCATCTATTAATCCGCCAAGAATATGGCCTTGATTTATCAAATCATAATAATTATTCTTCATCTTCATCATCTATATCTATTTTATAATTATTTTTATTATTTTTTTCTAAATATGATTGCCTTAAAATATAAGCAATAATATTATCAATAGATTTTTGAGCAATTTCAACGCCATCCATTAACGCATTTAACTCTTCAATTTCCATGTCGTAATCATCGGAAGGAGTTTGTATAAAAAAAGCAGGTACAAACGATTTTTCAAAAGGCACAGCTTTTATATAAATTGCTAAACTAGAAATATCTTCTAGTTCTTGATCTCCATCAAACGGTATAATCCTCATCGTAATCTACTCCACTTTCTGTTATAACTATAATGTTATTGTATAATAATAGCATATCTCTTGTTAATCTTTTTAAAGCCGCTGTTTCTTTTGTATTGTTTTTTCCAAAAAAAATACAAACATAATAATCTTTAATTTTATTATTGTAAAACATAGAAAAATTTTTATCTTTTATAATTTTAACTTTTTTGTTTAAACTTTGTTTTACAAATAATCTAATAAATTTTGAAGTAGATGCTGGAGAAACATAAATATAAATTTTAGAGTTATTTAACTCTGGGATAAAATCAATTAAATATTTATAAGGATTTCCTGTATCACTTAATAATAAAACTTTTTTATTTTTTAAAAAAGAATAGTTATTTGTTGTTAGCATTTTTAAACATTACAATCAACACATTAATGAATACAGAAAAACCAACTGCAGATATCATTCCAATATTGTGATCAAAGCCGGACTGTATGCTGAACTTGAGAAGAAATCCCATTATTAAGTGATATACAATAAAAACAATAATTTTTTTCATACCCAACATTCTTGCACATGGATTTGCAAAAATCAACTTGCAAAAAATATTTTTTTGGACTTGAAATTTGTTTTTGTATACTAGTATACTGGCGTGCGATAGCATGCCAAAAAAACTAATTAATCAATAAATACTAAATATACTAAGCATACTAAGCATACTAAGCATTGTCCGTCTGAGAACAAAAACGATGATATACTTGCGTTATGAAAATTATAGCAATTGTAGAATCTGATGATTACAGCGGTGCTGCAATTGTTGATCCTTCTTACATAACCATTACAAAAATTAGTGATTTTTATTTGGCAGCTACAAGATGTTTATTTAGCGACATGCCTGTTACTTCTGAAATTTCTGAAGAACAAGCTGATAAATTGATGGCTAATGGTGTAAAATGTTTTGATATAAATGAAACAGATAAACCCATTCAGAAAAACAAACAAAAGAAAGATTAATCATTAATGAAAAAAATTAGTTGGTTTACGCCTAGCGCTAAAGATGTTAGCGGTGTTAATTGGTACTCTCAAGGGTACAGCATTGCCGCACTTCAACTAATTGCTGCTCTTCGTGAAAAAGAAGTTGCAGTTTTTTATAACAAAAACGATATTCCATATCACATTAATTTTTGCCAGCCTTATTATTATCAATCTGGAAATTATTACAAAGTTGGATACACCCCTTGGGAATCTACAAAAATTCCAAATGGTTGGAAATTTAATATGCAAATTCAAGATGAGATTTGGGCGACATCTAATTTTGTTAAAGATATTTATTTGGAAAATAAAGTTCATACAAATGTTCACGTTATTCCTCACGGAATCAACCCAGAATTTAAAATTATTGACAGAGAAATTACTAAAACTTTTAACTTTCTTCATGTTGGTGGAGACAGTAAAAGGAAAAATGCTCAAATGGCAGTAGATGCTTTTTTAGATTTATACGAAGGCGACAATGATTTTAGGTTAATATTAAAATATAACAATTTTTGTTTGGCAGAAGCTTATGTTGATGGAAAACTTGTTCCAGCAACTCAACATCCTCAAATTATTGGAATATCTTATGATCTATCTACTGAAGACTTAGTTGCCTTATATCACAAATGTCATTGCATGATTTATCCAACAATGGGTGAAGGGTTTGGAATGATTCCTTTTGAAGCAATAGCAACAGGTATGCCTACAATTGTCACAAACGCAACAGGGTGTAAAGATTTTGCTCACTATTCAATTCCACTAGAATCTACTTATGGAGAAGCTTCTTGGAATAATAATTTTTATGGTGAAGATACCGGGCAATGGGCGTATCCTAATTTAGAAAATCTTATTGAGTTAATGGAAAATGTTGTAGATCATTATGATGAATTTAAAAAATACACAATTAAGTCTGCAAAAATAATTCACAAAGAACAATCTTGGGCTGCAATTGCTGATAAAGTCATTGAGCGTATTGAGTTTTTTGAAAATTCAATAATTAAGCCCTAGTAAAATTAAGTCTTTATATTTTTTAAAGTGGTAAACTTATTAATTACAATTATTGGAGGTTAAATGTCTATTTTGTCTGCTGAGTTTTTATTGCCATATACAAAAAAACAAGCACCGTGGGGTTTTGGTGGTCTTGGTGAAGTTGTTTATATGCGAACCTATAGCCGAAAAGTTGAAGGTTCTGAGAGAAACGAAACTTGGGTTGAAACTTTGTCTAGAGTTATAAATGGAGCTGTTGAAATTGGAGTTCCTTTTACAAAAGAAGAAGCAGAGTCTTTGTTTGATCATATGTTTAATTTAAGATGTAGTGTTGCTGGCAGATCGCTTTGGCAACTTGGAACACCTTTAGTTCAAAAATTTTCTGGGACATCTTTAAATAATTGTTTTTTTACAAATATTGAAAAAATTGAAGACTTTGAATTGTTGTTTGATTACTTGATGCTTGGTGGCGGTGTTGGTTTCTCAGTAGAGCGTTCAAAAATTCATGATTTGCCAAAAGTAAAACAAGTTTTGTATATTAAATCAGAAAGAAGTAACGATGCTGATTTTATTATTCCTGATTCAAGACAAGGTTGGAGAGAATTGCTACACAAAGTCCTTGAATCTTATTTTGTTACTGGGAAATCTTTTACATACTCAACTATTTTAATTCGTGAGTTTGGAGCACCAGTCAAAACATTTGGCGGTACAGCATCTGGCCCTGGTGCTTTGGTTGATGGCATTACTGATATTTGTAATATCTTAAATGAAAGAGTTGGTAAAAAACTTCGTTCAATTGATGTTTTAGATATTTGCAATATTATTGGAAGAGTTGTTGTGTCTGGGTCGTCTAGGCGCTCGGCTCAAATTGCAATTGGTGATCCTGACGATGTTTTGTTTTTAAGGGCTAAAAACTGGTCATCTGGAAATGTGCCTGGATGGAGAGCAAACAGCAATAATTCAATTTATGCTGACTCATACGATGAAATTATGCCAGAGTTGTGGAAAGGTTATGATGGCTCTGGAGAACCATATGGTTTGGTTAATAGAAAACTTGCTAGAAATTATGGAAGGCTTGGTGAAAAATCTTTGGATCCATCAATAGATGGGTTTAACCCTTGTGCCGAAATTGCTCTTGCTGACGGGGAATCTTGTAATTTAGCAACAATATTTTTACCCAATGTTGAGTCTATTGAGCAATTCAAAGAAATTTCAAAACTTCTTTACATGATTCAAAAACAAGTAACTAGGCTTTCTTATCCGTATGAAAAAACAAACACAATTGTTCATAAAAACGCTAGGCTTGGTCAATCAGTTACTGGCATTTTACAATGTTCTGAAGAAAAAATTAATTGGCTTTCTGAAGTTTATTCTTTTCTTAAAGAATATGATAAAAAATATAGTAAAGAAAAAAATTGGAATAATTCAATTAGGTTAACAACAGTTCAACCTTCTGGTACACTTTCATTGCTTGCAGGAGTAACTCCCGGAATACATCCTGCTTTTGCTCGCTACTATATTCGTAGGGTTCGTTTTAGCTCTGTTGACCCTCTAGTTGCTTTGTGTCGTAAAAGAGGATATAAGGTTGTTTGGGATGTTGGTATTGATGGCAGAGAAGATCATACCAAATATGTCGTTGAGTTTCCTTGTGAATCTCCTGAGGGTTCTGTTTTGGCAAAAAATATGACAGCAGTAGAACAACTTGAATGGGTTAAAAAAATGCAAACTATTTGGGCTGACAATGCCGTTTCTGTGACTGTGTATTATAGAAAAGAAGAATTATCTGACATAAAACAATGGTTAAGCAAAAATTATAACAACGGTATTAAGTCGGTATCATTTTTATTACATGTAGAGCATAACTTTTTATTGCCTCCATATGAAGAAATAACAAAAGATGAATATAATAAAATATTATCTAAGTTAGATTTTTCTGTAGAGATACAACAGATGCCATCTGGTTTAATGTTAGAACTTGATGAATGCTCAACTGGTGCTTGTCCGATTCGTTAATAACCAAAAAGAACGTTTTAAAGAAAAAAATGTACACTATTTAACGAAAATCGTGTATACTTGTATCTAAATGGAACTTGATGTTGTTAAAAAACAAAAAATTTGGGTACCCCCACGAACTTGGGGGGTGTGTATTTGGGTTTTGCCTAACGGAAAAGCTTTAATGGATGCAGATGGCAATGCTTTATCTGCAGAAGGTTTTGTTGATGATCCAAATATTGAAAAAAAAGTTGCTGAAGCCGGTAAATATTGGTCTGGGAGTGAAGAGGGTTATGTTGCTTGGATTCATGGAGCAAGAAAAGTAAGTCAGTCAGAAAGAGAAGATCAAATAGCAAGAATGTACGATGGTTTAATCCCAGATCCATTTGAAGATGATTTTGATAATTTAGAAAAGAGGTAAAGATGGAAAAGAAAACTTATCATGTTGAAGATGAAATAGTTAATAATGAGATTGACGATTTATCCTATTATCCTCACGATTCCGAAATTACTGCAGATGATCCATTTATGAAAGTTAATTTTGAAAATCTTTCTGTAAAAATGAAAAGGAAAGTCAACAAACTTTCAAAAAAGTTTGAAGGCGTTGATGGTACAAAATCTAAATGGATTGATCCTTTAACTTTAGATGGATATACGCTTTATGATGTTGTGTCTCCGCCATATGATTTAGATGTTTTGGCTGGGCTTTATGATTCAAGTGCAATTCATAATGCGTCAGTTTCTGCAAGAGTTATGAATACAGTTGGGCTTGGTTTTGAGTTTGTAGAGAATATGAAAGCAAAAAGAAAAATAGAAAAAGCTTCTGATGATGAAGAAAAAAGATATAGAATTCGCAAGGCTTTTCAAGAAGAAAAAGAAAGATTAGAAGAGATTTTTGAAAATGTAAATATTGAAGAAACTTTTTTGGAAACAATGATAAAAATTTGGCAAGATGTTTTAACTATGGGAAACGGATATATGGAGATTGGTCGCAACAATCTTGGAGAAATCGGTTATATTGGACATATTCCAGGTACTCTTGTTCGCGTTAGAAGAAAAAGAGATGGTTATGTGCAAATTGCAAATAGTAATAAAATAACTGCAGTTTATTTTAGAAATTATGGAGATAAAGAAACGCCAGACCCAATTAACAACGACCCTGTTCCTAATGAAATAATTCATTTTAAGACATATTCTCCCAAAAATACATATTACGGTATTCCATCTTCTGTTTCTGCAGCAGCTGCTATTGTTGGTGATAAATTTGCTAAAGAGTACAATATTGATTATTTTGAAAATAAAGCAATTCCTCGTTATGCAATTGTGCTTAAGGGTGCAAAACTTAGCAATAAATCAAAACAAGAATTAATTAATTATTTTAGAAAAGAAGTAAAAGGTCGCAATCATGGGACTTTGGTTATTCCAATACCTTCATCTATAGGTTCGGATAGTGATATTCGGTTTGAAAAACTTGAAGCAGGTGTGCAAGATTCTTCTTTTGATAAATACCGTAAGAGTAATCGTGATGAGATTTTGGTAGCCAACAGGGTCCCGGCTCCAAAAGTTGGAGTTTATGATAATGCTAACCTTGCAGTTTCCCGCGATGCTGATAAAACTTTTAAAACTCAAGTTATTGGACCTGATCAAGCTATTATTGAAAAAAGATTAAATAGGATTATTGCTGAATTTTCAGATTTGCTTGAATTTAGATTTAAACGTATTGATTTGATTGATGAAGATATTCAATCTAGAATTAATGATAGATATTTAAGAACGGAAATTTTGTCACCAAACGAAGTTCGCTCAACACTTGGTTTGCCCGAAAGAGCAGACGGAGATGCGCCTTTACCGTTCCCAACAAAAATTAAGAAAGAACAATCTGGGCCAGGAGCTCCGGTTGGAAATTCTAATAACATCTCAGCTCAACCCCGTAATGCTCGTTCTGATACGCCAGAAGGCTCTTCAGACCCGCGAGAATCTGGGGACCAAGCCGAGAGAGGCGAAGTACAAGATACCACAGGAGGTTCTGAATGAGTTACCAAAACGGAATTGTTTATTCCAACACCGCAGCTACTAGCGCAAGCGGTACTGGCGGGGTTGTTTCTTTAAACGCACATACTAGTTGTATTCATTTCTACAACACCCATGCAACTACAGCGGCAACTGTAAAATTAAATGGCGGTCCGCATGAAGTGATTATCCCAGCCAAAGATGGCGGTGGAGGCTATGTTGAAATAGAAGGTGATTACACTAAATTTCAAATTATGACTGCTGGAGTTACTTTGGCAGTATATGCTGTTGCTTAATTTGCATATATTAAAATAATATAATATACTGTAAGATAATACATATGGATAATCTTAATTTTTCTTTTCCAATCAGCATGATTAAAAAAGAACAACGAATAGTTTCCGGCATTGCTACGGCAGACAATGTTGACAAATCAAATGATGTTGTTGATTTTGCTGCGTCAGAAATTGCTTTCAAAAACTGGCAAGGAAATATCAGAGAGATGCATGCTCCAATTGCTGTTGGGAAAGCTATCAGCTATAAGCCAATTAAAATGAAAGATGCTGACGGTAGAGAATATAACGCTATTGAAGTAGAGGCTTATATTTCAAAAGGTGCTGAGTCTACTTGGCAAAAAATTCTTGATGGAACTCTTCGTGCTTTTTCTATTGGCGGAAAAATTATGAAAAAAGAAATTCTTGCTGGAAAACTTCATAACAATAGACCAATTAATGTTATTAAGGAATACGAGTTGGGCGAATTAAGTCTTGTTGATAATCCAGCGAATGCTCTTGCAACAATTGATCTTGTAAAAAGAAATGTAGAAGGCAATTTGGATTATGTTCTTGACCCAGATTTTGAAAAAGCAAAAAAGGCTCCGTTGAAAGACCCTAAAGGCGGGTTGACTGCTGCCGGCAGAAGGCACTTTAAGCAAACCGAAGGGGCAAACCTAAAACCAGGTGTCAAAGGGCCAGCTGATACTCCTGAAAAAATGCGCCGTAAAGGGTCATTTTTAACAAGATTTTTTACAAACCCATCTGGACCGATGAAAGATTCTAAAGGTAGACCAACAAGGCTTGCTTTATCAGCAAGAGCTTGGGGTGAGCCTGTTCCGCAAAATGCGGAAGATGCAGCTGCTTTAGCAGCAAAAGGAAGAAGGTTATTGGAGAGATATAAAAATATGAAAAAATCAGAAAATGAAAATACAGAAAAAGAAATTGAAAGTGGTGGAAAAGAATTGCATAATGATGTAAACTATGATAAGGTAATTCATATGGAAAAAACATTGACAGATAATAGACTATCTTTAATTAAGAAATTTATTAACTGGGTTGTTGATAATCCAGAAGAAGACTTAGGACTGGAAAAGTCCGATCACGCAACTGAAGCTTTGATTGAAGATGAAGTTAGTGTTGAACAAGTGGAGGAACAAGAAATGGATATTGAAGTTCTTAAAGAAGCACTTGGTGCAGTAATTGATCAGAAGCTAACTGATTTTGCAAAATCTTTCAAAGAGGAAGTTGATGCAAGTGTTTCGGCTAAGATTGAAGAAGTCACCAAGAGCGTTGAAGTTCAGAAAGAAGAGCTGGCTGCAAAGCTGGCTGCAACTGAAGTTGCTCTTGAAGAGCAAACAGCAAAAGTTGAGCAAATTGCTCACGCTGGAGCTGTAAAGAAAAGTGTAGATCCTGAAGACGATGAGGATGGCGAAAAGATTGCAAAATCACAAGCCAAACCAGAATCATTCTGGAAAAACGTATATTTAGACCAAAGCCTTATTGAGTCTTTGGGTTATAAGTCATAAGGTAAGGAGGAAATTTACTATGGCAACACAAGAAGAAATTTTAGCAAAAGCTAACGAAGTAACATCTGGAGGCGCAGGCACCAGCATTACTTCTTCACATGGTTTGCTTGCGCCAGCGCAATCAAACAGGTTTATTGATTTTGTAGTGGATCAATCTGTCCTTATGCAAAACTCAAGAGTCGTGCGTATGCGCACACCATCAATGGACATTGACAAAGTGTCTGTTGGTACTCGCCTTTTGGCAAAAGCAACTGAAGTCACAGATGACGGCACAAACGCAGCAGTTACCTTCACAAAGGTAACTCTTACAAGCGTTAAGCTTCGTCTTGATTGGGCTATGTCAACTGAGTCGTTGGAAGACAACATTGAGGGTGCTTCTCTTGAAGATCACCTTGCTCAAATCATGGCTCGTCAAACAGCTAACGATTTGGATGATTTGTTGATTAGTGGCAACACATCTTCAGGCAACTCACTTCTTAAAGCCCTTGATGGTTTTACTAAGAAGGCCTTGGCTGGTGGAACAGTAGTTGATGAGGGCGGAAACAACATTTCTCGTGCATCATACGACAGAGTTCTTCGCAACATGCCAAACAAATATTTGCAACGCCGTAACGAGCTTAGATTCTTTACAGGTTCGGCAGTCGTACAAGACACAGCCTTCAGCCTTCAGAATCCAAACTCGGCAACAGTAGCAACAGCAGGAGCCCCATCGCCAGGTTCAACTTTTGGTGATGATGCTTTCTTCAATGGCAGAGTAAGATCCACTGGTGGACTTGGTGCAACAGGATTGTCGCCATACGGCATTCCTCTAGTTGAAGTGCCTTTGATGCCAGAAACAGTTTCTGGTGACTATTCGGGCGCAGCAGGTAATCACGGTTATGTAGAGCTTACATTCCCCAACAACCGAGTTGTTGGTATTCACCGCGATATTACTCTCTATCGTCAATTTAAACCAAAGACTGACTCAATTGAGTACACTCAGTTTATGCGAATTGCAGCTAACGTAGAAAATCTTGAATCCTATGTTATTGCAAAGAACGTAAAACTTCGTACACTCTAATTTGAATTAGGTAGCAATTAATGGCGGGGCAGGGTTAAACCTCCCCGCCATAATTGTGTATAATTGATTTAATTACATATTGATGATAGGATATATATATGACAAATGAAGAAAATATTGTAAAAAGCGAAAATGTTGCTCCACTTAAAAAACAACCTGTGAAAAAAAATGTTAAAAAAGAAAATGTAGAACAAGAAACAATCAAATCAAATTCAGACACTAATATTTTAGTTTATTTTGAAAGTGGTGCTGGTTATGTTACAAAAAGCGGTTTAAAGTTTTCAAAAGAAAACAGAATGGCGGAAATACCTGCCGAAGAAGCAAATTTGCTATTAAGACTTCAAAACTTCCGATTACCTAGTGATGAAGAAAAAGAAGTATACTATAATAGTCAGGAGGGTTAACAGATGGCTGGCAATTTAACAAATTATTTAGAAAATAAACTTTTGGATCATTTTTTAGGGACTACGGCATACACTATGCCATCTCCTGTTTATATTGCATTATTTACTGTTGCCCCAACAGATGCTGGTGGTGGAACAGAAGTTACTGGTGGAAGTTATGCTCGCCAAACAGCTACTTTTACAGCAGCATCAAGCGGTGCAACATCTAATAGCGCAAATATTGATTTTACTGGAATGCCGGCTGCAACAACAGTTGCTATTGCTGTATTTGATGCTTTGACATCAGGCAATATGCTTGTCTATGGAACTTTGACTACGAATAAAACAACAGATGCTGGAGATACTTTAAGAATTGCTACAGGCGATCTTGATATCAGCATAGATTAAGGAGATATCATGTTGCGGAGAGAATTTAACGGCGCAGTATTGCAGACAGCATTAGCTTCTTCATTGTCTAATTCCGCAACTTCTTTTACAGTAGTAGACGGTTCTACTTATCCAAACGGTAGTAATCCTTTTGTTGTAGTTATTGATCGCGGTGTTGCTGCAGAAGAAAAAGTTTTAATTTCGTCTAGATCAACTAATGTTTTTACAGTATCTCAAAGAGGATATGATGGCACAACTGCTGTTGCTCATAACTCTGGAGCACTTGTAGATCATGTTCTTGACGCAATAGTTATACAAGATATGAATACAACAACTTATGATAATGAAGTTTTAGTATGGATGGGGGTCTAAATGGCTAATTTAATTCCTAAGAGTTTTTATGTAGGCTCTGATGTTGGAGCTGGGTCCAATGTTTATTCAGTAGCAAATACTGTTGGTAACTATTCAATTATTAAAAACATTAATTTGTGCAATACGACTTCATCAAATGCAGTATGTAGTATTCATCTGCTCGTTAATGGCGCAGCTGTTTCTGCAAGTAACAGAATTATTAGCAATGTTAATGTTTTGGCAAATAATGTTGTTTTCTACAATACATCAATAGTCGTACCTGCTAATAGCTCAATTCATGCAACACAGGTTACAGCGAATGCAGTAACATTTACGATTAGCGGTGTAGAGTATGCCTGATCTTAACAGGTCATTACTCTCTGAAGCAGAAAACGCAGATACCCTCGGTGGTTTAACCGATGTTACAATTTCTGCTCCTGAAGAATTTCAAGGTTTAAGCTACAACGGAACACAATGGGTTAATAGTCATATTCCACTTGTTTCGTATGTTAGAAATGCAGAAGCAAATACATTAACAACAGGCACTGTTGTTTATCTTTTTGGAGGCACTGGTGATCATGCTTCTGTTAAAAGAGCAGACTATACATCTGATACAACATCTTCAAAAACAATTGGAATTGTTGCTGCAAATATTGCTACATCACAAAATGGTCCTGTTGTTACTCGTGGTTATGTTGATGGAGTTGATCTCTCAACGGGATATTCAGTTGGTGATGTTTTATGGCTTGGAGATAATGGTTTATTTACAACAGTCAAACCAATTGCCCCAGACCATCTTGTGTTTATTGGCGTTGTTGTTCGTGCATCAAACAATGGCATTGTTTATGTAGCTACACAAAATGGTTATGAGATTGATGAGCTTCATAATGTTTCTATTTCTAATACTGTCGCATCTGGACAGTTTCTTAAATATAACGGTTCAATTTGGGTAAATGATGTAATTGATCTCGGCACAGACACAGCTGGTAATTATATTGCAACAATTGCTGGAACAGCAAACGAAATTAGCGTTAGTGGTTCTGGTAGCGAAAGTGCTACAGTAACAATTGGTTTGCCAGCTAATGTTGTTATTGCCAACAATCTTACAGTTACGGGTGATTTAACAGTTAGTGGTAATACAACAACAATTAATACCGCAAATCTTAATGTTGAAGATAATTTTATTTTGCTTAATTCTGGAGAAACTAGTACACCTACATTAAATGCCGGTGTTGAAGTTGAAAGAGGAACATCCACAAATGTTCAAATTCGGTGGAATGAATCTACTGATAAATGGCAATTCACAAATGACGGAAGCACATATACAGACCTTGGTGCAGGTGGTGCAACTATCTCTGAGACCGCTCCAGGCTCTCCTGTAGCGGGGCAAGTGTGGTTTGAGTCCGATACAGCCCAAACTTACGTTTATTATGATTCTCAATGGATTGAAATTGGTGCCGCTCCTGGCCTTGCAAGCGTTTCTGATTCAGCCCCAAGTTCTCCGGCAATCGGTCAATTCTGGTTTGATTCAAGCTCTGGTGCTACTAATGTTTACTACGATTCACAATGGATTGAGATTGGTGGCGGTGGCGGAATGGTGGTGATGGTTTCTGATACAGCTCCTGCAGCACCAGCATTGGGGCAAATATGGTTTAATTCAACATCTGGAGCAACTTTTGTTTATTATGATGGTGCTTGGGTTGAAGTAGGGCAAGCGCCTTTTGATTTGTTGTTAAGCACAATTGATGCTAAAGGAGATTTGCTTGTTGGTACAGGAGACAATGCTGTTTCTAAACTAGCAACAGGAACAAACAATCAGGTGCTTACAGTTGACACAAGCACTGCTACTGGTTTAAAATGGAGTACACCCACAACTTACGCAACAACTGGTAAGGCAATTGCTATGGCGATTGTTTTTGGCGGTTAAGGAGAATTTATGGCAGCACCAAATATAGTAGGCGTAACAACGATTACAGGCAAAACAGCGGTTCAGGCTGTAACAACTTCTGCAACAGCAATCGTTACTAACAGTGCCGCGTCAGGCAAAGTTTTTAAAGTTAATGCCCTTTATGTTTCCAATGTTGACGGTACAAATAACGCAGATGTTACCGTTGATTTGTTTCGTTCATCAACTGCGTATCGTATCGTGAACACTGTTGTTGTTCCAGCAGATGCGGTTTTAGATGTTATTAACAAATCTTTCTATCTAGAAGAGGGTGACTCTCTTCGGTTAACAGCGTCAGCAAACTCTGATCTTGAGGCGGTGTGTTCATACGAGGAAATTAGCTAATGGCACAGTTTCCATCCACAACTTCAGCAAGTGGAGTGTGGGATTTAAAAGATCAATACATTGCCGTAAGTGGTAGTAATTGGCCTAGTATGACAGTAACAGTTGATTATTTAGTTCTTGCCGGCGGTGGTGCTGGTAGCAATAATACTTACGGTGGCGGTGGCGGTGGTGCAGGCGGTTTGCGTAGCACAGTTACTGCAACCGGTGGTGGTGGAACTTTAGAAACAGCATTAGTGCTTGCAAAAGGTGTTGCCCATACAGTCACAGTTGGCGCTGGAGGAGCATCGGTGAATAACCCAGGCGCTGGTGGCAACGGTAGCGATTCTGTTCTAGCATCAATTACTTCCACTGGTGGCGGTGGTGGTGCTGGTAACGCTTCTGCTGGTCTTAGCGGTGGTTCAGGTGGTGGCGGTGTAGGTGAGGGTTCATTTGGTGGCGGAACTCGCACGGCTTCACCAGTTCAAGGTTTTAATGGCGGTTCTAGTCTTGGTCGTGGTTGTGGTGGCGGTGGTGGCGCTGGAGCTGTTGGTGGGAACTGTGGTTCATCAGTTTGTGGTGTTGGTGGTGCAGGTTCAGCATCAAGCATTACAGGCAGTTCGGTAACTCGTGGCGGTGGCGGTGGTGGAGGATTTAGACCTGGTGACTCGCAAAACACCCCAGGCGCTGGTGGTGCTGGTGGTGGTGGTGCAGGCGGTGCTGGAGTTCCTTCATCGGGTACGGCAGGCACAGCAAATCTTGGCGGTGGAGGTGGCGGTAAGACAAACACTGACCCAGGTTATAACACAGGCACATTCGGTGGTAGCGGCGGTTCGGGTGTGGTTATTATTCGCTATCCAGATAGTTTGCCATTAGCAACAGCAACAACCGGTTCACCAACAGTCACAAACCCAACAGGTTATAGAGTTTATACATTTACCGCTTCTGGTAGTATAACATTCTAAGGAGAAAATCTATGGCACATTTTGCAGAACTTGGAGAAGACAATATTGTATTACGAGTTATTGTCGTACACAATAATGATTGTAAAGATGAAAATGGTAATGAATCAGAAGCTGTAGGTGCTGAATTCTGCCGTAATCACTTTGGCGGGACATGGAAACAAACATCTTACAACAACAATATCCGTGCTCGTTATGCTGGAATCGGCTATACATATAATTCATCACTAGATGCATACATTGCTCCAAAACCTTTTCCGTCATGGTCTCTTAATGAACAAACTACTGAATGGGTCTCGCCTATCCCGTATCCTGATGACAATAAATTTTACTACTGGGATGAGCCATCACAAGCTTGGATTGAAGAGTAATGGCAATTTCATTTCCAGTATCCCCAACAATAGGAGACACTTATGCAGTTAATTCACGAATATATGTGTGGAGTGGGGATTTTTGGGAACTAGAAGGCTCTGTCGGCTCAATTGCCGTTGCCTCAAATGATATCACTGATGGTTCGGTTTCTACATCAAAACTAGCAGCAGATGCTGTTACATCTGAAAAAATTGCAAATGCTGCAGTTACTTCATCAAAAATTGCAAACACTTCTGTAACGCCCGGTTCTTATACATATTCAAACTTAACCGTTGATGCCAAAGGAAGAATCACTGCGGCATCCAGCGGTTCACTTACATCCTATGCAACACTTGCTAACTCAACATTTACTGGAAACATTGTTCTTCCAAGCACTACAACGATTGGTGATGTTTCATCTACTGAACTTAGTTATTTAAATAATGTTTCTTCGGCTATTCAGACACAATTGGACACAAAAGTAAACAAAACATCTTTGCCTGTTTCTGTTTCTGATTATGGTGCTGTTGGTGACGGAACAACAGATAACACCACAGCTTTCTCTAATGCTGCTCAAGCAAGAACTGGGGCTGTAACTTTTTCTGATAACGGTATTACAAGAGCTAATTCTGTTTTTGTAACAGTTCCAGATGGCGTTTATGCTTTATCAAGCTTAGTTGATACAGGTGGGCGTGAAGTTATTTGGGTGCTAGATAGAGGTGCTCGTATCTTAAATACAGAATATTTGAATGGCGAGATTCTTCGTCATGGGCAAAGAATTACGCAAGCGCCATTTGGTAATGAAGATAACGCAACCGGATTTGCTGTTCGTTTGTATCCGAATGGTTCAAATTATAATGATGCCGCTGAAGTTCTTGGGTTAGCAAATGAAGCAGATCTTTCTACCTATACAGATAGGGATGCTGTTTCAATGTTTGCTGATGTATACGCTCCAGCACCAACATTAACATTGGCTGGCGCAACATATACTGCTACTACGGTTGTTCCGGCTTCAGCAATAAGTTCTACAAATTTAAAATTGTTGCGCAAGGGAATGATTATTGATACTGCCCATAGTCCAACAAAGTTTAGTGGGTTTGTAACTGATTGGGCTGCTAACGGTACAAGTATTACAGTTGAAGGTTGGTATCTAGCTAACGGCACAGTTCAATCTGCTTCTACACCATCTGGAACAGCAACTGCTTATGTAAACCCATTTACAAAAGTGTGGGCACATAATGCAAATGTTTTGATGGATGCCAACTCACACGCCTCAGCGATGACAGGTTTTGAATTGGGTCTTGTTGATAATAAAGAGGCATCAACTGCTGCTTCTGGTGGTTCGCACTATGTGTGGGGTTTTGATGCTGTAAATCTTGGAACATACAAAGTTCAAAGTTTCTTTGTTGCCCGTGGTTCAGGTTTCGTTGGTTTGCGAGTAGATGATGCTGATACCGGTTTGTACTATACGGGCGGCACAAATGTTTTGGATTCATATGTAGGTGGTCAGCGCTCTGCGCTTCTTCGTGCCGATGGAACGATGGAACTTGGTAAGCAGAACACTGCAGCAACTTGGTATGCAGATATCCATACTTCAGGTAATACTGAGGCGGTAAACGATTATGATGCAAGAATTCAAGTAAGCGGTGGTACAACAACTGATGGGACTGCAACCGTAACTTTCTTTGCATCAAATACTGATACACAAACCTTGCGCCCAAGGAATGATGACGAATACACTCTTGGAGGTCCTTCACGCAGATGGACAATTGTTTATGCAACAACAGGAACTATTAACACCTCTGATGAGAGAGAAAAAGAGCAAATTCAAGATATTGACTCCGCAGTTCTTCGTGCTTGGGGAAATATTGAATACCAGCAATTTAAATTCAAAGATGCTGTTGTGAAAAAAGGTGACGGGGCTAGATGGCATATTGGGTTAGTTGCTCAAAGAGTTAAGGAAGCGTTTGAGGCTGAAGGTATTGATCCTTTTGCATACGGTATTCTCTGTTATGATGAATGGGATGAAAAAGAGGAGAAGTATGAAGATGGTGTTGGTATAGTTCAACAATTCCAGGCGGCTGGCAACAGATATGGAATTCGTTACGAAGAGGCTTTGGCGCTTGAATGCGCTTATTTAAGAAGTAGATTATCGTAATTGCAACTTGCAATATTTTAAATAAACAAGTATTATAGAGGGTATATGGCATTAAATTTTCCAGACAGTCCAGCATCAGGTGATACTTTCGCAGCTGGTGGTAAAACATGGTCTTATAATGGCACTAGATGGGTATTGATTGCTGCCGGCGCTACTATAACAGTAGCTGATGGCTCTATTACGGCTGCTAAAATAGCTAATACAGCAGTAACACCAGGTTCTTATACTGCTACAAATATTACAGTAGATCAGCAAGGTCGGATCACTGCGGCTTCTTCAGGAACCGGGTTTGACGCATTTGACGATCAAGTATTTTTATCAACACAGATTTGGAGTTAAGGAGATAACACATGGCAACACTAAGTAAATTATGTCTACAACCGGCAGGTAC